GATATTCACATATTAATTTGTTAGTAACACTACTAGTTCTTGTAACAGCATCACCAAAATATTGAAAACTTCTATCCCAATTATTAGAAATAGATGGGGTATTATAAATTTCTTCCATTTTTTTTTTAAATTTTCTTTTTACACCGTCATTCGTTTTATCTTTACTCCATCCAGGACAAGGATTATCAACATTTTCAGTATACGCATCTTCTGCAAGTAAACAATATGCAAGATCATGATGATCCCTATGATTATTTATGATCCATGACTTATTTGTTGTTTCATCTCGGTGGGCTTTAACACATTCTTTTATACCATTATTTTCAAAATACGGTTTATCCTGAATTTTAAATATATGATCAAATCCATCAGCATAACTTTTGTAGGCTTGCGCAGAAAAATCATTATTTGCACCTTTAGTAAGTCTCCATCTTGTTCCATTGACACCAAAATATCCTTTTCTGATTAAATCATGACCATACCAAGTTTTATCCTTCTTAGTATCTATACTAAAAAGTTGTTTACCACCGTTTACCCTAAAATCCGAAGTCGTCGACGCCACATCTGCTTGAGAAATATTTGGTAATTGAATGGTTGCTTGGAAATCACCATTAGATATACTTGTAGTCATTATTATAATTCATATTTTTTTCTAAATTAATATTATGAAATCAATTTTAAAATTGTTTGTAATATATATAATTGCAAGAATAATTATTAAATTTTTAGTTAACCACAAAATTGAAAACTTTGAAGTAAATAAAGATGCGTATCAAAAAGTATCTAGTGTGACTAATCAAAAAGTAAAAGAATTGCAAGCTCAAGGTAAAGATGTATATTATAAGGGTAAAAAAGTTGCAAATAAAGAAGATATAAAAAATGCTATGAAATATGCTTATAAAACTCTATGTTTAGAAAATGGTTTTACTTATGAAGAATATGGACCTGAAGCTACTGATTATCGTTGTAGACATACTGAAGAAACATGTAACAAATTAAGTACATTGCATAAAGATGGAGATGCTGGGGATAACTTTTTAGATCACCTAGAATGGAGACCAGATACAAACAATTGTGTATTAGGAATAAAAGGATATATTGATATATGTAATAAACAGGGGTTAACATATGACAAAAATATAGGTAAATGCAAACCTAATAAAACATATTGTAAATGTAGAGGTCTTAAATGGAAACCTAAAACAGAAGATTGTCAGTATCACCCCGGACAAAAAGAAACATCATATATGTTTGGTAAAACAATGACACAAGGAGTTGCTGTACCACCTTCATGTTTATAAAATTATACTTGTAACAGTTAATGACTTAAACATTATATATATTTATAACTTAAAATGGTTACAGGTGGAGGAGATTTTATTAAAAATTATTTTGAAAAACAAAATGAGTATGAAAAAAAATATGGTACGAACACTGTTGTATTAATACAAAAAGGTACTTTTTATGAAATATACGGTGTATATAACGAAGACGAAAACATAGGAAAAGCAAGAGAAATTTCGAACTTACTTAATATAACTTTAACATCATCTAATAAATCAATTGAAACTTGTACACATCAAAACCCAAATATGACGGGGATTCCCAAACATACATTAAAAAAATATCTTAGAGTTCTTATTGAAAATAATTATACAGTTGTTGTTATAGATGAAAATGAAGATAATACATCAGAAAGAACAATTTCACAAATATATAGCCCTGGTACATATGATGATGAATCTTATAATTCTGTTTGTATATCTGGTATATACATATCTGATGATTTTAATTTATATGTATGTAACATAGATATATCAATTGGAACAAATACTATAACAGAATTAATTCATGGTGATAACAATTTTAAATTAGAAGAATTATATAGATTAATTCATAGTAATAATCCAAGTGAAACAGTAATATTTTCTAAATCTTCAAATAATGAATATATAAATAAAGTTATTAAATATATTAATGTTTATAATACAATTGTTAATTTATCAAATACAGAAACAAGTGAAAATTATATATCACAATTTGTAGGAAAAATATATGGTTCTAATATTGCTGGTAATATTATTGAAACTGAAATTTCAAGAAATTCTAAAATTTCATTATGTCATCTTATTAATTATATATACGAACATAATGAAAATATAATTAATATTATTCAAGAACCAATATATAACACCAATAATAATCTTATTATTTATAATAATGGAATACATCAACTTAATATAACTAATCATACAAATAACAAATCTAACAAATCTTTGTATGATTTATTATGTAAATGTTACACTCATATGGGAAAACGATTATTTAGAAAGAATTTAACAAGCCCTTATTCTGATACTAATTTTTTAAACAAAAAATATGATGAAATTGATAAAACTATTAAAAGTCATAAACTACATTTTTTAAATTCTACATTGAAGAATATTTGTGATATTGAACGTGTATTTTATAAACTTAAAAATTTTAAAATAACTAAAGATGAATTTAAGCAATTATTAATTTCATGTTCTACATCATATGATATTTTATTTGAAACAGATTTTTTAGATTTCTGTTCAAATAGACGCGAATTGTTGTCTAATTTAAAAAAGTTTAATGATGAAATGTGTGAAAAAATTGATATATATTCAACAGATTCCAGTTCTAATTTCTTTAGATCTGGTATTTATAAAGATTTAGATGATAATTTTAAAAATATTGATTCTTCTTATAAATGGATTAATTCTGCTATTAAAAGACTTTCTAAATATTTAAATAAAAATAATGAATTTATTAAATATGATTATAAAAATAATATTATTTACACTACACAAGCTAAAGCTAAAATCTTAAAAACTGTAGTATTTGACGAAGCTGAAAATACTTTTTTTGGAAGTTCTTTACAAATTAATTCAGACAAATCAAAAGCTGTTATATCTTCATTAAATATTAATTCTAAAATTCATAATATTATTAAAGATTCTACTAATTTTAATTCTTTAGAAACTTCTTTTATTCATAATTTTTATGAATATGTTTATTCTTCTTTTAAAAACATTATTATTAATGTATCAAGTATAATTGCTAATATAGATGTAATTGTTAATAACTGTAATATTGCTTTAAACTATAATTACTGCAAACCCGAGGCAATTGATAGCGAGTTCTCTTTTATTGATGCTTTTGATTTACGTCATGCACTTATTGAACTTCTTGATAACAAAACAGAATATATTCCTAATGATGTTTCAATCAATGCTAACGAAAATAAAAAAGGTATTCTTCTTTATGGTGTTAATGGTTCTGGTAAATCATGTTACGGTAAAGCTATTGGTATTTCTATTATTATGGCACAAATGGGTATGTATGTCCCAGCTTCTAAATTTACATTTTGTCCTTATAATAAACTTTTTACACGTATAAGTTGTGATGATAATATATTCAAAGGTCATAGTTCTTTCTTTGTTGAAATGAGCGAACTTCGTTCTATTATTAATTTTATGGATAATAAATCTATTGTTCTTGGTGATGAAATTTGCAAGGGTACTGAAAGTGTTTCTGCTTTAGGTATAGTTGGAGCTACTATGTATTACTTACTTAATAATAATGTTTCATTTGTTTTTGCTACTCATTTACATAAATTACCTGAACTTTCAATTCTTAAAAATATTGATGGTCTTATTATCAAACATATAGAAGTAGAATTTGATAAATCCAATGCTTTTTTAAAATACACCCGTAAAATTAAAAATGGTGTTTGTGACAGTGTTTATGGCTTAGAAATAGCAGATTATATTATCCAAAATAAAAACTTTTTTAAAACAGCTTACACAATTAGAAACGAAGTTATAGCTAAACCCAAACTTTTATCTACAAAAAAATCTAAATATAATTCTTCTATTTTTGTTGATTCTTGTGCTATTTGTTCTTCAAATAATAATTTAGATATTCACCATATAGAACATCAGAGTACAACTTCTAATAATTCTGGTACTAAAACAAATAAAACAAAAAATGATAGATCTAACCTTGTTACTCTTTGTAAAATTTGTCATAATAAACATCATAATGGTTATTTAGATATTAAAGGTTGGGTTCATACTTCTAATGGTTATATTTTAGATTATGTTTCTAAATAACTTAAAGTTAATTTTGTTTTTAATTTTAAAATATGTCTTCTGTACTTCCTGTAATCCATATTGCTATAGATTTAGATGAGGTTATTTCTCCTTTTTTACCACATCTAACTTCTTATTATATTAAAAATTATAAGAATAATAATATGAATTTATATTCTAAATATATTAGTAATAGTGATATGTATAATTATAGTAAAATTTTTAATATTTCTCCGCTTGAAAGTAAATATCTTGTTAAAAAGTTTTATTCTTCTCAAGAAGCTAAAAAAATTAGACCTTATTACAACGCAGAACGTGCTATTTTACATTTTAAACGTAAAAATTATAAAATTAGTATAATTACTGGGCGTCAAAATTATAATGAATGCAAACAACTTACACATGCTTTTGTTGGTAAATATTTTGGTTCCGTTATTGATAATGTTTATTTTACAAATAGTTTTTCATTGGATGGTCCTAGTGTTAAAAAATTAGATGTTTGTTCATCTATAAATGCTAATGTTCTTATCGATGATTGTATTTCAAATTTCGACCAAAATATTTTAAATGATAATAATATTCTTACAGTTCAATATTTGCATAATCCAATTCATAATTGGTCTTGTCCTTACTATGAAAATTCTATTAATGACCTTATCGATATTGAAAAATTTCTATAGTATATTAATATGAACAAAATTTATTCTCAAAAATTATGTGATAAAATTATTACTTCTATAATTCTATCTGTTTATTTTTCATATGTATTTATTGGTCTTTCTACTAATAACAAACTCCCTTTTATACTTCTATTTTTCATTGGTTTGACAAGATTATTTAATCGAGATTTTTATCTTCCATTTCTTGGCGATACAGTTATACCTCAATATTTAATTTCCGACCAAAAGTTTCCGCCTAATTATAATTATACCGTCACTGTTAATAATTTACCTCCTTTCTCTAAAGTTATATTTTGGGCTTCTATGCCTAAAGATGATAAATATTCATCCAAGGAAGATAATAACTTAAATCTTCCGTGGACTGCTTACAATAAATACAAAAATAGTGGTTCAACTATTACTGACGAATATGGTTCTGCTTCATTTAATATTATGTACCCACAGCCTTATAAAACTCCGTATGGTAAAAAACTTAAACCTCATGTTCATTACAGATTTTTCCGTTCTAATGGTATGCTTTCTCGTATTGAAACTAAATTCATATAGTTTCACTTCTGATTTCAGTAGTAGTACAAATACTGTGACAAACAATACACGTTTTTTGTCCAACATCAAATCTTTTTGAACGCACACCATTACTCACACTCTTTACTTTTTCAGTATTTTGTGCTTTTTCAGAATCCTGTAAAAAACTCTACTTGATGCTCCATCTGAAATACTATTGTAGTATTTGTTGATTTTTTTCAACATCTTTTTGGAATACATATAATCACTGTATGTATTGTAGAACGGAACAAGTGCCATCTTGATACCATTCTTTACGTCCGTATCATACACTACAGTAAATCCTGTATCAAATAAAAATTTAATATATATTTGTTTTTACAGTGTTCTGAGCTTTCAGATTTACCTTTTCCAATTTTCTTGATATCGGTTACTGTAACATTATCATCGTCATCATCATCGTCATCATCGTCCTCAACGATAACATCCTCCTCAACGACCTCATCGTTCTCATCATCGTCATCATCGTCATCATCGTCATCAACGTCCTTCTCAGCATCGACCGCCTTCTCAGCGTCGTCGTCATTCTCAGGGTCATCAACACTTTCTTTTTTTCTTTTTTTACTACCATTGTTTTGTATATCATTAACAAGCAAATCTGTATTGTTTATCAATACACGGAGGTCATCTTCAATTCTTTCCAGTTTCATGCTTGTTGTATTCTGAAACAAAAAAGTCAGTTTTTATATTAAATCAATTTGTATTTGTGAAACAGTTAACTACCTTTGTCAAACGGTCATTGTCTTCCTGCAATTTTTTTATTGTAGCATCCATCTCTTGAACAATTTCAGTTTCATTTGACTTCTTGAGTTCTTCCAATTCTTCGATGTAAGCGTCTCTTTCCTTCGTCATGTTTTCAAGTTCTTGCTGCAAACGTTCATTTTCCTGAAAAAACTAACTGTTATTTTAACTGTTGTATTTCTACTGAAAGGGCTTTAACTGTTACACACATTATACAAACTCAAGATACTTGTTTGCATTTCTCCTTTACTGGGGGTATTTGGATTTGACATATTTCTGCAAACATAAAGTAAATATATATGTTAGCGAAAAAACAACACACAAATCAGATACACACAATCTCTTACAACCCAGACAAACACACACACCGAACATCCCAGACAAACAGAACAGATACACAAAGCAACACACAATCTCTTACAACCCAGACAAACACACACACCGAACATCCCAGACAAACAGAACAGATACACAAAGCAACACACAATCTCTTACAACCCAGACAAAC